GGAACACTAACTGCAGGGACATGGAACGCCACAACAATTGCGGTGGCTAATGGCGGTACTGGGGTGACTTCTTCTACTGGCACTGGGAGTACAGTACTGAGTGCAAGTCCTACGTTTACTGGAACCCCACTTGCCCCAACCGCTTCAGTTACCACTGACAACACACAAATTGCTACAACCGCTTTTGTTCGGGATATTATCCCTGCGGGTATTATTTCTATGTGGTCTGGTTCAATTGTATCTATTCCTACTGGGTGGGTGTTGTGCGATGGAACAAATAGCACTCCAGATTTACGAAACCGATTTGTTGTAGGCGCTGGCTCTACTTATGCAGTAAATGCAACTGGCGGTTCTGCAAATGCTACATTGCCATCGCACAACCATACGGCAGTATCAAATGTAACTGATCCAACGCATAACCATCAAACAAATGGATATGCAGATAACACAGGAAGCGGTGTGGGATTTTTAAGAACATCTCAAGGCGGTGACTTTTCGTTAATAAATACCACGGCAGTAGCAACAGGAATTACAGTTGCAACTACTATTAATTCATCTGGTACAAGCGCCACTAATGCAAATCTTCCGCCTTACTTTGCATTAGCCTACATTATGAAAACATAAAGGTACAGAAATGATTAAAACTATTCAAGACTCGATGGAAGGCGGCGAATTTAAGCCGCGCCATACCGTTGAAATTTACTGCCCTAATTGCGGGCGTGACGTAGACGAGACTGAGCTGGCTATGAAAGTATGCGGTGACTGCGGGTTTGACCTATCAAATCCTGAGCAGCACGTAGCCATCGTAGTGGCGAATCTGTCTTCTGGCGGTCAGACGTTGTAAGTTATGGCTGGAAAGTTAAATGCAGACGATACGCTGACTAAAGTATTAGCGTACGTAGACTCGCCGTTTAAGCTGGTTGCTGTGGTTGTAATGGGGGTTTTGTGCTTTGGTGGTTACATTATTTATGACCACCGAGAGTTGATTGTTGGTACGTACAAGGAAAGCCAAAAGCTACCTAGTATTAACAAAGACAGAGTTGATGAAGTAGCGGTTCATTTGTTTAAAACGACCGATGCAACTGTAGTAACGATATTTAAAGTTAATCCCTTGCTTGCCACTCGAATACAGTACCGTGCTTACACAACGAATGGTCGGGATAAAACAAACGATGGTTTAGATGTAGGGTTGTTTACAAGTAATCAAGCAAATAATCAAGATGTAGTAGCTTTAATGGCTGGCAATATACCTTGTGGTGAATACAAAACAGCTCAGTCAGAAATTGGCTTGTGGTATTTAGAAAAGGGAATGCGGTATGGTTGCAGAATTAGTGTGCCGCCTGACCCCAGTAAGTTTGTAGGGCAGATTACCGTTGGCTGGGAAAAACAACCAGCAGATTTAGAACAAACAAAAGCAATGCTTTTTATTGCGGCAACTATGTTATCAAGGAGTAAATAATGCTAGGACTAGACACCATCGTTGGCGTTGGCATGAAGCTCATCGACAAGCTGATTCCAGACCCGCAAGCTAAAGCACAAGCCCAATTAGAACTAGCCAAACTCGCCCAAGACGGCAAACTGGCTGAAATACAGGCTGATACCGCAGAATCACAAGAAGTCACTAAACGGGCGCAAGCCGACATGGCTAGTGATAGTTGGCTATCTAAAAACATTCGCCCCATGACTTTAATCTTTATTCTTGGCGGCTATTTTGTGTTTGCCATGATGAGCGCCTTTGGTAACAACGCCAATGAGAAGTATGTTGAGCTGCTTGGGCAGTGGGGCATGTTAGTCATGTCGTTTTACTTTGGTGGTCGTACCCTTGAGAAGATTATGGACATGAAGTCAAAAGAAAAAGATGCAAAGTAATTTTGAAACCTGCTTGGCGCTGATGCTTGCCCATGAGGGCGGCTTTGTAAACCATCCACAAGACCCAGGCGGCATGACTAATCTTGGCGTTACTAAACGGGTTTGGGAAGAATGGGTAGGTCACGAGGTTGACGAGAAACAGATGCGGGCGCTAACCCCTGAAACCGTTGCACCACTTTATAAAAGGAAGTACTGGGATGCTTGCCGAGCTGATGAGCTTGTGGATGGTGTTGACTACTGCGTTTTTGATGTCGCTGTTAACTCAGGTCCAGGGCGCGCCATTAAGTTTTTGCAGTCGTGTGTTGATGTTACTGCTGATGGTGGTTTTGGCCCTGCTACTCTGGCTGCCGTAAAAAAAGCCGAAGAAGACCCAGCTAGATTAGTAGAACTGTATTGCGCAAAACGTCTAGAGTTCTTACAATCACTTAAGACCTTTGAAACGTTTGGTAAGGGCTGGTCAAGGCGCGTTGCCGAGGTCAAAGAAGAAGCACTTAAAATGTTAGGGTAAACCCTGTGCCATTACAAAAAATACAGTTTAGACCAGGTGTTAATCGAGAAGGTACTGACTACTCCAATGAGGGTGGTTGGTACGCCTGCGATAAGGTGCGTTTTCGTTCTGGATTCCCTGAAAAAATTGGTGGCTGGATTCGGCTATCCAATGACACGTTTCTAGGTATATGTCGAATTTTATGGAATTGGGTTGCGCTAAACGGCGCTAACTATTTGGGCGTTGGTACAAACCTTAAGTACTATATTGAGCAAGGTGGTGCGTATAACGACATTACACCTATACGAGTTACTTTTACTGCAGCTTCTAGCCCAAACACGGTTAACTGCATATCAACCACAAACGGTTCTAATGTAATCACGCTGACTATTCCAAGCTATGGCGGGGTGACAAACGACTTTGTGACCATTACTGGTGCTAATGCTATTGGTACGATTACAGCTGCGGATATTAATCAAGAACACCAGATTGCTTACATATCAACCACACAGTTTTCCATTGTTGTAGCAAATACCGCAAATACCACAGTGGCTGCTGGTGGGGGTAATACCATAAATGTAGCCTTTCAGATTAATACTGGCTTAGATGTATTTGTTACAGGTACTGGCTGGGGCGCTGGAACATGGCCTACTTATATCCAAACGTCACTTACTGACCCCTTTACTTGTACAAGTCCTGGTACTAGCGTAACCGTAACTCAGACTGCCCACGGTCTTTCTAACGGCAATTCGGTTTACTTTAATAGCATATCTGGTAACGTTTGCGGTATAGCGTCTGCCCCTATTATTAAGGCGTTTCCGATTACTGTAGTAAATGCCAACGCCTACACCTTCTCAACGGTTATCGGTGGTACAACATATACCACTTCTAATAACGGCCCAACAGGTGGAACCGTTGTAGTTTCAACCCCCGTAGCACCGTTCCGTGGTTGGGGTGCCGCAGCGGATGTGGGTATTGGTCAGCAGTTACGCCTTTGGACAAATGACAACTTTGGTGAAGACCTGCTTATTGCTCCTCGTGGTGGTTCGGTTTATTACTGGGATGCTACGACAGGACTCACTGTACGGGCGTTATTACTAAACGATGTTTCAGATGACGAAGGTTTTGACGGGCAGTTTGTGCCCAATAGAACCAATCAAATTATCGGTTCGTCTATTCAGCGCTTTGCTATTTGCTTTGGTGCTAACCCGTATGATCCAAGCGACCCTGATACTATATTTGACCCTCTTTTAGTGCGCTGGTCTGACCAAGAAAACCCATTTGACTGGGTGCCTTCTGCTTTAAATCAGTCAGGTGAATACCGCCTAAACATTGGCTCGTTCATTATGTGTGCAAAATCTACCCGTCAGGAGATTTTAGTTTGGTCTGATGCGGCTATTTACTCCATGCAATACCTAGGACCGCCGTACGTATGGGGTTTTCAGCTGCTTCAGGACAACATCTCCATCATGTCACCTAATGCCTCAATTACGATTAACAACGTAACGTACTGGATGGGTGTAGATAAGTTCTTCTCGTACACAGGTCGTGTAGAAACCTTGCCATGTACGCTCTGGCAGTATGTCTTTGAAGATATAAATATTGACCAATCGTTTCAAGTATTTGCGGGCTCAAATGAACGGTATAGTGAAGTCTGGTGGTTCTACTGTTCG